CGTGGGTTATTTATGAAGACTAAGGTGTCCGCTCTTTGCGGACATCACCACCAAACCGCAGAACACAATGAGCGTGACGCTAACGGTAAGTTCATCACTTGTTGGGGTGTTGGTTGCTTGTCTGAGTTATCTCCTGACTACAACCCTTATTCGAAGTACAATCACGGTTTTGCAATTGTTGACAAAGGCTCAAACGGAAATTACAGCGTTAAGAATTACCGCATACACGAAGGAAGAATTTTATGAGAACAAATATATTCGCTGCAATACTGTTGTTTATTGGAACGTCAATCCTTTGGTTGGTGTTGTGTTGGAATTGGTGGGGAAAGAAAGATGCAAATGTTGCATATTCTATTCTACAAAAACAAGATAGTATAATAAACTACAACGCAGGTGAGTACCAGATGCTACTCGAAGAACAATTAGAATTACAAGAACAAATCGCATATTATGAAAATGCTCAACTTACAGCCAAAACCACCTATCAAAGAACTCGTTCTGCTATTGTTATTCGAGATACTATTACTCGCGTGGATGTTATCAATTTAGTTAATTCTTGCGATAGCGTTATTGCGTCCGATTCGCTCGTTATTGACAATCTCAAAGAACAATTAAACATCGAAGCAAAAAAGATTGACAACTTGCAAGAAGTGGTCGTTGCTTATGAACAGAAGGAACAGTTGTTGACTGAAGAAATAAACAGTCTAACTGCTGAAAAGAAAAAGTTGGACAAACAAAAAAAGCGCAGAAACCACGCTTTGATTGTAACAACTTCAGTAGCTGTTCTTTCTACTTTTGTTCTTTCAATTTTACTTTAGATTCGGGAATATAAAACTTCATTGAGAACTGGATTGCTTCACTCAAAAAAGTGTTGCGACTGTTCTCTCCGCGTTTCTCGTCAATCTCGTTCCACAGGTCTTTGTGCAAATACACGCAGATACCTTTTTTAGTTTTGCTCTCTGCCATCTTCGTTGTTTTTAGTCATCATTGAACCAATCATAAGAGCGCAATAGATTTTCTCTTTTGCGTTCATATCTTTTCGTTTTGACAATTCGAGTAGCACGTCGCCTAAAACTTTTCCTTGTTGGAAGTATGAAGCTACTGAATTGATTATTTCGCGTTCACGATCTTGTGTGATTTTTAACGCTTCGTATAATGGTATGTTTTTCATTATGCTAAATTATTAAATTGTTTTTATCCTACAACGTATTGTCCATAACTTGGATTAAGTTCAAAATACATACGCATCATTATAGCGTCGGCAACGTCAGGCGAAATACCTTCGCGGTTCTTAATAACGTCCTTCGGAGTTACCATAAGTTTACCGTCCACGTCTGCGCGGTGTCGTTTAATCATTTCGAGTTCACGAACGATTTGTTCTTTGCGCGTACTGGATAAGATAGTGACTTTGTTTTCTTCAACGTATTGCGCCAACTTATAGTAACATTCGCTTTTCAGATTTTGGTATTGTGGGTGTTTGGGTTTAGATCCGTTGACAAACCCGCGACACTTAAGAAAATCAACCACTCCACCGCCTACTCCGTCTTCGTCGCATACTACGTCTTGCAATAAAATCGAGTGTTGTTGACAAGTTAAACGAACTTTATTCACGACTTCGTCTAAAGCTGCTCTATTGAGTTCAATTATATCAATGATAGTTAGTCCTTCCCAAACGCAAATGATTGTTCTATCCTTACCAAAACGCGCTATGTCGGCTGTTATGTACTTCTTGCCTTCATTGATTACTTCGTTGCGGAACATTCTCAGTAAGTTCTCCGTTTGGAATAGCTTGTCGCTGTCGTCGTCAAACTCCCAGTTGCCTTCGAGCAGACGTTTGCGGTCGTATTCTGGAAGTCGTCTAAGAGATTCAATGTAAGCAACAGGAAGGAACGGATTGTCCTGCGGTAACGCTTGAACAAACGCGCGATGTGAAGGCAATTCGTTGCGGTTATTCTTCATATAGAACTCATTGTACAACCACCCCTTCGCAGGATTGCACGACAAGAAACCTTTGGGAATTAAACCGAACTCGTTTAACTTGTAACGGCATCTGGAATGAACAATGCTGACCGCCTTTTCTGTTACTTCAGAACATTCGTCTATAAAGTAGTCTGTAATTTCTAACGAACCAAGTGAATTGAAGTTAACGTCCGAAGGGTAGGCAAATAAGTCTTTCAAAACTATTTCGCTTCCGTTAAAAAACTTAATTACGTTGGATTGTCCGTTGAATGTGTAGTGTTTATTCGCTATCAATCCAAAGTCTTCAGCGGTTTCAAAGAACGTGTTTAAGGTCGTCTTTTTCAGCGTGTCTAATTTGCTACGTCCAATTAAAGAACGTGTCCCTGCATACTTCAAACGACGCTGTATCTGCCACATACAACCAAACTTCGTCTTCCCACCACCTGCCGCGCCACCGTACAACAACTGTTCAACGATGCTGTCGGTATTCAAATAGTTTAACGCTTCTACTTGACGCGGTAGGTATTCAGGTTTGTATGGTTGCATTAAAATAGTTTAATAATGAAGTGAATGATAAAATACCAAAACACAATTCCTGCAAATGGATAAAATAAACCAACAATCCATTCGTAACTTTTTTGTTTTTTCATTAAAATAATGTTAGTTGATTTTCAACCACAGGACAAAATTCGTCTTGAAGTATTTGAACAATACGATCATATTTCTTCGCGTCGTTGTTTTGCTTTACTTGATGCAGCAGCAATTCAAGACCAGCATTGAACGCTTCATTTTTAGTTTCGTAAACGCAATGTTTAGCGTGATAAAGTAATGGCTGCGACCAACCTTGTTCCTTCCCTTGAAACCTAATTGAATAACTCCAATTTCCGTTCTGAACAATGGCTACGTTTACTTGCGCTTCATAAAACTTTATACATTTGTAAGTGTATAGAATTGGGTTCTCGCAAACTCCGTGTTCGTTGTAAATGAACTGGCTCATTGCTTCGACAAATAAAGTTTGTAAAGTTCACGAAAGCCTTCAAAAGAAATTGATTCTTTCAATAGTTGTCGTTTCCTGTCGCTCATTCTTTCAACCATTGGTTTGTTTAGTTGCTGCTCGAAGTAAACAGTCTTTCGTGCCTTCGCTTTGCACAGATTGTATTCCTCGTCCGTGAAGGTGTCAGGTGTAATATACTTGGCTTCTTCGAGCCAACGCATAAGCGACACAGCACGAATTTCAAGAACCGTGTATTTTCCTTTTTTATAGTTGTGTAGATCTTCAGCAAGCATCCTTCTCCAGCTATCGTCGTTAATAGGCATTTCTTTTTCTTTTAGTTGTTTGGTTTGTTCTTCTTTTGCTTCAGCAATTTCTCTCTGAATCTGTAAGTTCGCTTTATCGCGGTGTGGTTTGTAGTGTGTTAACACGTCGCCTATAAACGAGACGCTCAACGCTCCGAAGTGCTCACACTTCTTTGTCAGTTCATTCGCTGCATTTAGTTCGAAGGCAAGGTTGAAGTGTTCAAATGTAACCCAACGAAAGTGCTTTACAATGAACTCGTGCAGCATTTGCAACAGTTGCGCTTCAGGTAACGCGATGCCATACATAGCGCAAACCTTCGAGCAAAGTTTTACGAACGTCGGAAGATCGTAGTCGGCAACAAATGCGCTTTCGCGTTCTGCTTTGTCAACCCTTTGTGTAGTTGTGAGCGTCGTTGTAGATGCGTTGCGCAGCATCGGAGTCGAATTTTCCATTTTTGATTTTTGTTTGTTGGTTTGTAGTTACAAAGGTAGATAAGTCCCACTTACGCACGGCCGCCTTCCAATCCTTCATTGCATTGCGTCCAACCTTCCAACCGTTGGCTTCGTAGTGAGCGTGGAATTTCTCGGTGAATTTCAACGCGTCGTCGTTGCTTAACTTCTCGCACGCGTATTCGTATATTTCAACGACAGTAGGTTTAACGAATGCAGACTTCTTTTCTTTTACAGGTGCTGGAAGGTTAGCCTGTGGAACGGACAAGCGAATAAATAAGTCGTTTATTTTTTGGTCTTGTTCCTTTACTTGCGCTTCGAGAATCTCGATTCTCTTTTTTAGTTGTAGTATAAGCATCATATTTTCTCCTCTCTAATTTCGATTTTGAATAAGTCTTTTAGTATCTCAATTTCGTGGTCCTTAAAATTGGTTGTTCCGTTTTCGCGAAGGCAGTAGTTCGATTGTTCGATTCCTAATTTGTACGCGAGGTATTCCTGTTTATAACCATAGAACAAACGGTAACATTTGATTGATTTGTGAAATGGTATCATTAGTCCCAACCCTCCCCTTTGTAATCGTCCGCGTCGTCCCATTCTTGACAATCTGAACAAAGTTGAATCTCTCCGTCTTTGTCTATTAATTTGTAACCGTCTTCGTAGTCTTCGAGTTGTTGGTCTTCGACTACTTGCGCCACTCTAGAGTGCATTAACTCCTCGTCGCAGTTTGGGCAAAATGTAAGTTCACTTTTCATAGTTTTAA